TTAATGACCCATTCGTTGCTGCAGTATCTCAAGCCATTTCTAAAACAAAAATTTAATTAGTAAACCCCAAGGAGATAACACATGTATTTGTCCGAAAATCTACAGAAAAAGTGGGAAGGTGTCCTGGATCATCCAGACCTAGCCCCAATCAAAGACCCGTATCGTAAGGCTGTTACAGCAGTTATTCTTGAGAATCAAGCTCAAGAAATGATGAAAGCTAACGGCGGTTATTTGAACGAAGCAGTTCCAACCAACTCAGCATCTGCTGGTTTGGGTTCAGCTGGTGCAACAGGCTTCTCGTCTGGTGCTACTGCAACAGGTCCAGTTGCCGGTTTCGATCCAATCTTAATCAGTTTGGTTCGCCGTTCACTACCTAACTTAATCGCTTATGATGTTTGCGGTGTGCAACCAATGACAGGTCCTACAGGACTTATCTTTGCAATGCGTTCTACTTACTCATCTGCATTAGGTACAGAAGCTTTCTACAATGAAGCAAACACTGGTTTCGGTGGTCTCGGTACCGCTCAAACTGCGTTGACTGTTGGTGCAGCTGCTGCTAACACATTCGTTGCAAACGGTGCAGGCGTTGCCGGTATGTCTACTGCTCTTGCAGAAGCATTAGGTGATGGTTCTAACACTTTCCAAGAAATGGCATTCTCTATTGAGAAAGTTACTGTTACTGCAAAGACCCGTGCTTTGAAGGCAGAATACTCAATCGAACTTGCTCAAGACTTGAAAGCAGTTCATGGTTTAGATGCAGAAACAGAATTAGCAAACATCTTGTCTGCTGAAATTCTTGCTGAAATCAACCGTGAAGTTGTTCGTACAATCTACTCTGTTGCTAAGACTGGTGCTCAAGTAGGTACAACTACTGCTGGTACATTCGACTTAGATACAGATTCTAACGGTCGTTGGATGGTAGAAAAAGTTAAAGGTTTGGCATTCCAAATCGAAAGAGAAGCCAATACGATTGCTAAAACAACTCGTAGAGGTAAAGGTAACATCATCATCGTTTCTTCAGATGTTGCATCTGCATTTGCGATGGCTGGTTTGTTAGACTATAACTCTGCTTTACAATCACAAGTTAACTTAACAGTTGACGATACTGGCAATACATTTGCTGGTACAATGTTTGGTCGTATCAAAGTGTACATTGACCCATATGCAACTACAAACGCAACTTCCGAGTTCGCAGTTGTTGGTTACAAAGGTTCTAATGCATATGACGCTGGTATTTTCTACTGCCCATATGTTCCTTTGCAAATGGTTCGTGCAGTTGACACTGGTACATTCCAACCAAAGATTGGTTTCAAGACTCGCTACGGCATTGTTGCAAACCCATTCGCAGAAGGCACTTCAAAAGGCGCTGGCGCATTAACTGGTTTGTCTAACAACTACTACCGTGCGTTCAAGATTGCAAACATAATGTAATCCAAAAGTCACCGTTAAGAGTGACACTTTAAAGAGACCTCCCACAAAGAGGTCTCTTTTTTTTGGTGCATAAATACACATATGACAGCTACTAATAGAAACCCATCCAATCCAAATTTTCTACAACAGAATAAGTTTATATTAAACTTTGGTAGAGCACCAAGCATACAATTTTTCTGCCAGTCAGTAAGTGTGCCTGGAATATCATTGTCTGAAGTGCCTCAATATACACCATTTGTTGATGTATATGTTCCAGGTGAAAAAGCAATTTATGATGTTTTAAATGTTACCTTTATTGTTGATGAAGAGTTGAAAGGTTGGTTAGAAATACACGATTGGATTCGTGCAATGACTTTCCCTAAACAATTTGAAGAATATCAAAATTTAGGAAGATTGAACAGAATTGCTTCGGCAGTTGCGGCATCCTCAGATAAACCACAATACTCTGATGCATCGGTAACAATTTTATCATCATCAAATAAACCATATTTCAAATTCAAATATTACGATTGTTTCCCAACATCGTTATCTACCTTTATTATGGGTGCAAATGATTCACCGGAATCTACAATGAGTGCTGATGCCACTTTTAGGTACAGTTACTTTGATGTAGAAAAATTGTTCTAAAAAGGCTTGACAACTATTCCCTTTTAGTGTATCCTCCAATGAATAAAGGAGGAAGTTTACCATGAAACAACTTGATGATTTACTTGAGATGTGGCGTGCCGATTCTGAGATAGACAGAACAGAACCAGGCAAAGAGCTAATCAACATTCCAAAACTACACAGCAAATACTTGAATATACTTTCAAGGCATCGGCTGTTGTCTAAAGAATCTGAGTTCAAGTATAACAAAATGAAGAGACTGAAATGGGAATACTATACAGGTAAATTGGATGATGACCAATTAAAACAGTATAATTGGGAACCATTTCCATATGTGTTGAAATCCGAACTCACTACATACTTAGAGAGTGATGATGATATCAATAAACATCTTGCAAGCAAAATGATGCATGATGAAATTGTTGATGTGTGTCAGAGTATATTAAAAGAATTGAATTCACGAACATTTCAACTTCGTGATTTTATAGCATGGGAAAGATTCATACAAGGTGTCTGATTTAATTCTACATAAAAAGAATGAAGCGTATATTCAATTTGAGTGTGATAGAGGTATCGCACAAGAGTTGTCGGATTACTTTACCTTTTTTGTTCCAGGTCATCAATTCACACCTGCATTTAAATCAAGAGTTTGGGATGGTAAAATTAGGTTAGCAGACCTAAGAAGTTTTACCATCTATCATGGTCTTGTTCCTTACATTGAAATCTTTTGTAAAGAAAGAGATTATACATTAGAGATTGATTCTGATGTATCAGTCACACAAAATTTTTCATTGGTTGAAGCAAAAGAATTTGTCGATACACTTAAAACTCCACATGAGATTAGAGACTATCAATTAAAATCTTTTGTTCAGGCAATTAGAAATAAAAGAATGTTGTTGTTATCACCAACGGCATCAGGCAAATCTTTCATCTTGTATTGTATCATTCGCTATTTGCAAATAGAGAATAAGAGAGGTTTGTTAATTGTACCTACAACTTCATTAGTCGAACAGATGTATAAAGACTTTGAAGACTATGGTTACGATTCAGAACAATACTGTCACCGTCAATATTCTGGTAAAGAGAAACACACTAACAAGTTTCTTACCATTACAACTTGGCAATCAATCTATAAAAATCCTGGCGAATACTTTGAACAATTTGATTTTGTTCTTGGTGATGAGGCACATCAATTCAAAGCAAAGTCTCTTACTACTATTCTTTCGGGTTGCATAAACGCTAAATATAGAATAGGAACAACTGGTACTTTAGATGGTACTCAAACACATAAACTAGTGTTAGAAGGTTTGTTTGGTCCAGTTTATAAAGCAACATCTACTGCCGACTTGATTGATAAAGGTCAACTCGCTTCATTTAAAATTAAATGCCTTATACTTAAACATCCAGAGAGTGTGTGTAAGATGGCAAGGTCTTGGGACTATAACCAAGAACTAGAATACATAGTTATGAATACTGCAAGAAATAATTTTATTAGAAATCTTGCTCTATCACTTAATGGTAACACTCTTATATTATTTCAATTTGTGGAGAAACATGGTAAAAGTTTATATGCAAACATTAAAGAACATGCTAAAAATAGACATGTGTTTTTTGTATTTGGTGGCACCGATGTTGAGATTCGGGAATCAGTTAGGGCAATTACTGAGAAAGAAAGAGATGCTATCATTGTTGCTTCATATGGTACTTTCTCTACTGGCGTTAATATCCGCAACTTGCATAATATTATATTTGCCTCCCCAAGCAAGTCCAGAATTCGCAATCTTCAATCTATTGGTAGAGGATTAAGAATTGGAGATAACAAAGATGAGGCAGTTTTGTTTGATATCTCTGATGACTTTAGAATAGGTAAATATACCAATTACACCTTGAAACATTTTGTGGATCGTGTTAGAATATATGATGATGAAAAATTTAAATACAAATTCTATAATATCGAACTCAAAGATGAATAATCTATTCGAAGGTGTCCGTATAGTCCGTTTACAAAGCGGTGAGGACATTATTGCTGGTTACTCTGGCAATACAAACACTAATGTTGTTGTGTTGGATAATCCAATGCATCTTATCTTTAAGAGAACATCTCAAGGTACTGTTATGATGATGTTACCTTGGTTACCTATTGAATTAATTAAAGATAACATTGCAACCGTTCTTTCAGGTGACATACTTACTATCGTTGAACCTAAGGATGATTTGAAGGAATACTACCACAATGTTATTAACACTACTCAAATGAAAATGTTGAAAGATAATACTCTTAGTCAAAACCTAAGAGATGCATCAGATGAAGAAGAATACGATGATGAAGAAGACCCTGAGGGTGAACTTACTAGAGAAGATGTTGCAGAGATTGTTAATCGTAAGAAGACTAACAGGTTACATTGATGGAGAAGCTAATGTATCATCTAACGGGGGACACCGCCATAGTAACAGTTGTCAAGTACGATGTCAAGCTAAATAAAAGGAAGAAATATGAGTGAGAAGAAACCAAAACATTATGTAAACAATGCCGACTTTTTAGATGCGTTGATTGTATATAAAGAGAAATGCGAT